TCACCTGATCCCAGAGTTCTGCGACGAACTCGTCTGCGCCACTGCCGTGGTGGTGGTCAGCCCGCACCGTCTCGACGGCATCAGGCAGGCTGTCTGCCTCGACCTCGACGATACCATAGACACAGGTGTCGTAGGCCAAGCAGAGAGTGAACTTGGGCATGTATTACTCCTTGTGTTGAAGTTGTTAGGGATACCAAGCCAGTATCTTGGGATCACCCTCGATGATCCCAATCAGATCGCAGTTAACGGTGTCGACTTCCCATTGCCGCACCGCATCCTCTTGCGTGTCGCCTTCATAGACCTCACAGCCTATGTCGAGGTTCCACGCCTGCCAGATCAGGGTGAACTTATTCATATGTTACTCCTTGTGTTGAAGTTTGCGAACGCTCCATGCAGTCTGGCACGGGCCTCGTCCATAGCAGCTTTGGCCTCCTCGATGGTGTCGTATCGGCCGAGGTTGTAGTTCTTGTTCAGCACGCATATCTGGCAGCGCCACTTGTTACGGGTCGGGTCCCACGTGACCCCCTTTACTCCCGAGGTGCTGGAGTGGACTGAGTTACGATTGTTCTCGACGTGGGTAGCCCGACGCAAGTTCTCGATCCTGTTGTCCGTCGGATCACCATTGATGTGATCCAGTAGGGGCGGTAACTCACCGTGGTGCAGCAGGTAGATCAGTCTATGCTCCAAGTACGCAGTGCCCTCATAGACAAGGCGGCGATAGCCGTCCTTGCCCTGAGTACCGACCCTACTACCCAGCTTGACACGCTTACGGCGCACCGCCCAATACAAGGCGCCATCACGATACGTAAACAGCCGGGCAACTTCCGCTTGCGTGAGCATGGTCTAACTCCCTAGAAAAGCACGCTCTGGTGGGTAACGCTCCAATTAATGAAGCCTTTAGTAGAAGTAATCGTAGGGTCACGGCGCACTGCCATAGACATAGCAAGGACGCTGAACTCCGCGGGCATCCGACCAGTGTAGGTAACAAAGCGATCCATGTTGGCCTGCGAAGCACGTTGGGCTAGTCCACCTGATATAGCATAAAGCGTAGCCGGATCGGAAGGGACTTCTGCTGTGTCGGGGTGCAAAAGTACGGCATCCAAATTCGGCAACTTACGGTAAATTTTGAGGAACCCCGCGAACTCAGCCGCAGCCCCCTCACCGACGGCACCCTTGAAGCAGTCGAACTCAGCCTCGGGAGGGACCACACCGAGGACGGCACTGACACCCTCGGCCCAGCTACGAGGGGTGGAGTTCTTGTTACGCTGGGGGTCGAAGTCGTGGAGCAGACCGGGACGGAAGCGGATGAAGGCCACCACCTCAGGCTTGACACCGTTGGTCAGTGCCCAGCCAGACCAGTCGTCGAGATGCGTCTCGAACTCCAGCGTAGTCTCACGATCAGAGAGGTGGGACAGGACACGGTTGGCACCAGCCCGGTCAGACTGACGGTTACCAGTGGAGACGACAGTCCAGCCCTCTGCCATAGGCACACCGTGGAGGTTCCGTGCTTGGCAGATGTTAGCCAGAACCTTCTGGATGTCGGCCGGTGCTTGGTTCCGGTCGTCGAAACACAGAACCCCACCACGACCGTCGTCGTAGCGTGACCCCTTGGAGGGGAACCAGTCGGGGATTTGGTAGGTCAGGGTCTCCTTGCCAATGACAGGGATGCCGAAGTCCTCGACCAGCATGGTCGGCAGGTGCTTCTCGATGTAGTGCAGACCGAGGCTGTCAGCGACAGACCGGACAAGGGTGGTCTTACCACCCCCCGGAGCGCCTTCGATCGCCGTGGTGCGGTTGATCGAGATGAGGTTCTTGAGAGTGTCGGACAGAAGGGATGGACGCATTGTGTATGTCTCCATTGGCTTGTCTCATCAGTGAGCAAGGAGCCACCTTGCTCAGACCGGGGATCACTCCCCGGTTTCGACGTTATCCCAGCCTCCGATTACTAGCCACGATGGCGGCCAACTCCCGCCAGCTGCTGACGTAAGGCACCTCCTCACTGGTGATGGTGTCGTAGTAACGCTGGACTTGGAGCCGCACCGCAGCCAGTTGAGTGTCGACAGCATGGAAAGTGGACCACTCCCTCACGAGGTCAGGGTAACGATCCACCTCGTCGAGGCACCGGACGGTGCTGTCAGTAACTTGTGCAGCAGAGTAGCGCCACCTACCCTGACGAGGGTCCAGCCCGAGACGGACTTGAGTCCGTAGCCAGAGAGCGAACTGGTTGAACCCCGACGTGTGGTAAGCGTCCTTGGATGCCTTACGATCCACCCGGTATCTGGTGAAGGGTTGGGACCCAGCAATGAGCCGATAGTACTTGTCCAACGAGGCGAAGTCAGGGGTGTAGTAACCACGACGGATGCCGTCAGCGTCAGTAGCCCAGAGAACCGGGCCAGTAGGGCAGGTGTAGCTAGGCTGGACAACACCACGGAAGATGCCACGGACGGCATCGTCAGTGAGACGGGAGGCGTAGGGCTCGAGGTCGATAGTGCCACCCTTGTGATAGGTGATGATGTCAGTGTGGTAGAGCCGGATCGAGACGCTCTCGTCCTTGGGGTTGAGCCGGATGGTGAAGTTGTCGTTACGACGCTGAGCCACAGGACGGATGTCGACCTTACGACCCCGAATAGGGGTGATGCTGTCGTATTTCTGGAGAGCCTGTTCGTAGGACAGGATGCCGTGACGGGGCAGTTGGAGGTTAGAACCAAACATCTCAGAGGTCCTTCTTGGTGTTGTGGGAGAAGCGAGGGGCGGGGTGGCCAGCCGCAGCCAGCCACTTGTAGACGGTCGAGGGGTGCAGTTTGTAGAGCCGAGCAGCCTCCATGGGGGAGACCTTCCAGTCTACGACCAGCCGCAGCACTTCCACTCTCGTGGAGTTGTCCAGACCATAGTCAGGGTGGAAGGGGAGTGTAAAACTAGTGATGGGGTCGGAGCGAAGCGACATCACAGTGCCACCTCGATAGGAGCCATGCCGGGGTTGAACCGGATGCTGAGGTGAGAAAACCCGTAGACGCTCTTAAGAGCGCTACGGTCACAGACCGTGACCAGACAGTCGTTAAGAGGGGACGACTGGTCGATCACCAAGAAGTCATGACCGACGGTGTAGTCGTAAAGACAGTCCTGCTGGGAGAGGTAAGGACGGTGTAAAGGGCGGACCGTCAGGGTCTTTTTGTAAAGACCAGTGGTGAGGTCGGCGAGTTTGGTCCAGCTAGTAGCCATGGTGGTAGTCCCTGATTGTGTGTTAAGTTTGCTGGACCGGAGCGGTTTGGTTGTGGCTCGGCCAGCCCCAGAAACATGGCGGATGGCGCCGCGGATGTCAAATTTTGGGGGGAAGGGGGGTAAGTATCTAAATTTTACACAGGGAAGTAGGTGAAATATCTTTACACGATTTTGAAAAATAGATAGTGAAAAGTGTGGAAAACCAATGGGTTAGCTGGGGTGTATCTAAAATATCTACGATTTTTCCGAAGATAGCCCCCCTAAAAATGGTGGAACTAGAGGTTGAGTGTAAAGATGTAAAGTTCAACCGAGTCAGAGCGTGAAATTTTGCGCGTATCCTCTCAAAAAACGTGTATTATATAGATAGTTAGTATACTTTACAATACAAACACACACTGGTGTAAACCCGATTCTTGTGGAAAATCAATGACTTAGTGGAAACTTTACACCATACAAAGCAGCAGGGGCGAACGCAACAAATGTAAAGCGTTTGTAAAGCAAAAATAGATAGTTGTTTGTTATCAATGACTTACTGGGTGTAAAGCGCAGCCCCCCGACTGTGTGGTGTATAGTGTGTAAAGATGGGGGCGACTACGTGTAGAGAGCTACAGGCCCCCGACGTATGGCGAGCGAATGCGAGCAAACACCCAAATCTTTACACGCAAGTGGTTGCCATGCGGGCATGAAAAAGCCCCGCTAGGCGTTAACCTAACGGGGCTGGTGTTAACCTACGAGGTAGGCGAGGAGAGTGACCGAGACGAGGTAGACGACCGCCATGGTCGCCGCGAGGGGCAGGGCATGGGACTTCTGCCGGTGGTAGGTTTCCAGATACCGTCTGGCCGCCTCTTGGCCAACCAAGCTGACGCTGGCGTCGATGCGGTTCTGGCGGGCGCGCAGGTCCGCGCGGGTTTCGAGGTTCATGTCGCTGTTCCTTTGTGTGAGGGAAGGCGGGCCTTGCGGCCCGCCTTGTTTTTACTTCTGCATCGCGGCGAGGACGGCTGCGATGATCGCCTGCATGTCCGGCTGGGCGGGCGCTGCGGGCGCTTCGGCTGCGGGCTTGGCTTTGCCTTTGCCCTTGGTCCCGTTGGCCGGGATCATCGCCTTCTGCCCAGCCGTCAGCGGCTTCGGCGCGGGCTTGTCGGCCTTCGGCTTCGGCGCCGGACGGCCTTCGGCCTTGAAGTTGAGGACCATCTGGCCGCGGTAGTCCGCGAAGCCGTAGAAGCGATTGTCCGCTTCGCCGTTGGCGGACAGCACCTCAACCGAGGTGATACCGCCCAGAAGACCGCCTTCGGTCGCTTTGGTCACGGTCAGCGTGACGGTCAGCGTGACGGGCTCGATTGCAAACATTGCCATGACATTTCTCCATGTGTATGTCATAAGGTGCTAACAGAGCACCACTGTTTCAGATGCACGTTCCAACGATGTCAAAGAGCGTGGGACCGTGGCCGTCCCGACCGTTTACTCATCTGCTACTCATCAACCACAATTTGTTTATGGCATACGGCGTCGCTAGAGTCAAAAATCCCTGCACAAAGGCCGGAATCGCCACTATATAGCACGCGCGGCGCGCGGCGCTGGCAGGCATAGGGGGGGTGGGGGGTTGGACTGGACTGTCGGCACCCCCCGGTATTGTAGTAAGGGTGACACTACAAAGGGTGCTTGACACAATCCCCCCGGTAATGTAATATACAGACATACGTAACCGGGGGGCCATACGCCGTGTACACCGAAGACGAACTCGCCGAGCTAGTTAGAGAGTTTACCTACGCCAAGGAAGACGGAATCCTCCGACGGACGAGGTCAATGAAGCCCGCGTACGTTGAGCACAGGAAACTGTACCCGGTAGTAGTATCGTACGCGCTGGGGAAGCGCGTGAATGCGCGAAAGCTAGTAGTGTTTCTTGCGAATGGCCGGTGGCCCGACAACAGGGAGGTTAGGTGGACAGGCACCGAGTATAACGACCTGCGCTGGGAGTGCTTTACATTCTACACCGATGGCGTAAATAAAATTTGCGCCAGCTGCAGCAGAGTGTTAGCGATAGACGAATTCCATGCAAACAGTCGAAACAAGTCCAAACTACATAGTTACTGTAAGGATTGTGCCAAGGAGAAGTACAAACAACAACGACTGTACTACCGCGACGTAGTGGTAGAGCGCAAATTTGGTATGCAAGATGGCGAGTACCAAGAACGACTGGCGGCGCAAGGTGGCGTATGCGCTATCTGCAAACTTCCGTGCACCAGAGAACTCGCAGTAGATCACTGCCATAAGACAGGTGTGGTTCGGGGGCTACTATGCGCGGGGTGTAATACGGCGTTAGGTAAATTCCATGACGATCCGAAGATGCTTTTGCGCGCGGCTAAGTACCTCCTTGCCGCAACGACCTCTGAATGATAGCTTTACCCCCATGTACATCAGCCCCGTCCAAACCAAGTGGAACGACCGGTTCGCGTTTGACCTCGCCCTTTTGCTGGAAGGGAGCGGGGAGAAGATCGACGAACTGCTGGATCGGCACGAATTCGACGCCTCCGATCTGCTAACGTTCAACAAGGACACCCTGTTCCACAAGAAAGTCGAGGCTTACCGGGAAGAAGTACGCACCAAGGGCCTGACATTCCGGGTCAAGGCGCGTGCGCAGGCTGAAGAACTGCTCAAAACCTCATGGTTGCTCATCCACGACCCCGTGGTTAGCCCTGCGGTGAAGGCTGATCTCATCAAATCTGTCGTACGCTGGGCCGGTTTAGAGACGCCGCCGAAGGAGGAGGGCATTGGGGGTGCCGGAGGTGTGACGATTACCATCAACCTTGGGGGCAGGCAGTTGGATGTGACAGCGAAACCCGCCCCTCTTGAGTTGAACGGCGCGGACTACTCGGAGGTCGAGTGATTTTTTCTCCCGTGGTTAGGGTGATAGTCGAGCGCAACCTCTGCAGCTCTACGCGCGGCCACGGCTTCCGCCATAGTATCGAATGTGCCGAGCTGTATCAGCTTACCAGAGTCGGATATCCGTGCCCTCCACCTGCCGTTGCGCAGGCTCACGCCTAGCACTGCGTCAGATTTGTTGTCCCTAGTAGCCACATTTTTGGCGTTTTCGCCTCGCGACACACTTCGGAGGTTGCACAGGCGGTTGTCGGCCCGATCACCGTTGATGTGGTCGACAAAATCCGGGTCTTCGCCGTGTACCAGCTTCCATATGAGCCTGTGGACCTTATAGGTGTTGCCCATTATGCGAGCGCAGAGGTACCCCTCATCACTGAGCGACCCGACAGTGGTGTCTGCAAACCGCTTGTTCCACCATTTCTGCTGCCACTCACGGGTACGCGCAGCGGTGGGTACAAATTCCCCCAGCGATCTGTGGTTCCACAGCACCGTACCCGTTTCTTGGTTGTACCGGAGCAGTTTTTGTAGCACTATTTGCTCTGGGAGCGCGGTAATCTTCATGATGACCTCCTTGAATGAGCTCAACCGTAGCCCAAGGTAGCTTTAATGTCAACGACGAAACCTAAAGTTCACCTGTTCCACAGCCTGTTTGCGGCGCAGGCGTTCATCGCCACCCAGAAAGCTGCCCAAAAGTCCTACCGCGCCTTGCGCATACCCCGCCCGAAGCGCGGAAAACCCCTCTACACGGTGGTTGTATACGATGCCGCTTGATATTTCCTACACTCCGACCCCTACGGTCGCGAAATTCATGGACTCCAACGCCAAGATGCGCGTGATCATGGGTCCTGTCGGCTCTGGCAAGAGCGTGGCGTGCTGTTTCGAGATTGTCCGGCGGGCTGCCCAGCAGAAACCGAACGAGCAGGGCGTGCGCAAGACCCGCTGCGCTGTGGTTCGTGAGACCGTGCGCCAACTCTCGGATACCACGATCAAGACCTTCCTCGACTGGTTCCCTCCGGGGGTCTGTGGCCACTTCATGCGTACCACCAAGACCTATTTCTTCAAGGTTGGGGATGTGGAGTGCGAGATTATGTTCCGCGCGCTGGACGACGCGGACGACGTGGCCAACCTGAACTCCCTCGAACTGACCTTCGCGTGGTTTAACGAATGCCGGGACATTCACCCGGACATTGTGGACGCGATGTCTAAGCGGGTCGGCCGATTCCCCTCCGCCAAGGATGGCGGGGCGACGTGGCATGGGATGTGGGCGGACACCAACCCGCCCACCATGGATACGTGGTGGTTCTACCAGATGGAACACATCGACCCCAAGGACGGGGTCAGCCCCAACAACAACGGGTGGGATGTCTTCAAGCAACCGTCAGGACGGAGCCCATATGCAGAGAACATCGAGAACCTACCGGAGGGATACTATGACACCCAAGGTCGCTCGGAGGAGTACATCCGGGTTTTCATCGACGGTGACTACGGACTCTCCCTCGCAGGTACGCCGGTGTTCAAATACTTCCGCCCGGATTACCACATGGCACGTGCCACCCTTCGACCCATTATCAACGGCACTCGGCCTGTCATCGTTGGTATGGACCTTGGTCTCACGCCTGCGGCTGTGATCGGGCAGCAGGACCCGAGGGGGCGGGCGCTCGTCATGGCGGAGGCCGTCAGCTACGACATGGGGGTGCAACGCTTCGTCAGGACGGTGCTCAAGCCCCTGCTCTTCGAGCGCTTCGCGGGGGCGCCGGTCATCGTGGTGGTCGACCCGGCGGGTATCCAGAGGGCGCAGACAGACGAGCGCAGTGCGGTCGACATCATCAAGGCCGAGGGGTTCAGGGTCATGCCAGCCCGGACCAACAGCATCACAGCGCGCATCGCCGCCGTCGACGACTACCTCATGCGACAGGTGGACGGTGACCCGGGGTTCCTAGTCGACCCTAGCTGCACGAGACTTAAAGCCGCCATGATGGGTGGGTACCGGTTTAAGAAGAATGGCGATGGGTTGGAGAAGGGTGGAGACGCAGGTAAGCACAGCCACATCGGGGACGCCATCAGTTACCTCTGCCTGCACATTGGTAGTCTCGACAGTGGCGCGCTGATGCACCAACGCAGGGAGGTTAAGCGCATTGACTCCAAGGGGTGGACGTGATAGATAATGCTCACCTACCCGTTGATGGTAACGTCAACCTGCTCGACTCGCCCCGCCGGCCCTCCCCCGGCGGGGTTTTCCTTGCGCAAAGAGTGGCAGTTGTGTATCGTGGCGCCAACCATGCAAGGAGCCCCCGTATGCGTAACACGCCCAGCAAGCCCGGAAGTGACTTCGCCAAGCAGTATGGCGCGGTCGAACGGGGCAACCGCAATGCGCAGCCGCCGGGCAAGCCCGGCCCGGGTATGACCACGTCGCCCAAACCCAAAGCCAACCCCAACCGCGGCATGACCACGTCGCCGCGGCCGCAGGCCAACCCGAAGAACAAGCCGACGACCCCGCGGGGTCCGTCCAAGCCCAAGAACATCTGAGGTGATCCATGCCGCTTATTGCACCTTCGCTAAACGCGGACATCCGCTCCGTGCCGCGGGTTATCTGGAGCGGCATTGCTGCGGGTGACACCTTCACCCCCTTCACGCTCACGCAGCAGTACGGCCTTGCGGCCTCTGTGCAGGTCACGGGCACCTTCAGTGGCTCCACTGTGACGCTTGAGGTGAGCAACGACGGGACGAACTGGGCGGTTGCCCGGGGGCTCGACACGACCAACATCACTTTCACGGCAACGGGCTACCGGGAGTTCTCGCTCTGTGCGGCCTACGTCCGCCCGGCCATCACCGGCGGCACTGGCTCGGGACTTGCGGTTGTCATGGTCCTGAGGGGCTCTCATGGGGTTTAACCTCCCACTGCTTAGCCTCCGTCGGCGACTGCTGGGGTCCGGCGTCTCGTTTTCCCCGACTGCCCTCTTCGCCCTCAACGAACCCGGCGTCTGGTATGACCCTTCTGACGTGGCCAACTTGGATTGGCGTCGGAACCTGCTGACGTGGACTGAGCAGTTTGATAATGCTGCTTGGACGAAGGCAAGTCTCACAGTCACTGCAAATGGATCAACAGCACCAGACGGAACAACGACTGGTGACCGCATAATTGAAAGCAACGATGGCTCAACCGTCACAACGCACTCAATAACTTCTGCGGTTTCGTTGACGGTTGGCGTTCAGTATGTCTTTTCGTTTTACGCAAAAGGGGCTTCCTCTGGCAGACACGTTTGGGTAGGTGGCGGCGGTATTGGCGGTGCATCGGAATACCCAATCTTCAACGTCACAAGCGGGGCTGTCGACCTTGCTGCAACGACCACAATAGTTAAATCTGCTACGATAGCAGCGCCTGATGCTAATGGATGGCGTCGCTGCTCTGTTACTTTTGTGCCGACTGCAACAACAGCCCCCGGCATTGGTTTGACTGCAAGTGCTACAGACAACGCAAATGTCGGCTATGTCGGAAATGGCACATCTGGCGTAGACATCTGGGGCGCACAACTAGAACTCGGCTCCACAGCCACCGAATACCAGCGCATCACTGACGTTAACACCGAGGTGATCGAACGCTTCCCGTCTGCCACCCTCTACCAAGACACGGCAGGCACCACGCCTGTGGCCACCCCCGGTCAGTCCGTTGCGCTGGCTCTGGATAAGTCCAAGGGGCTGGTGCTGGGGTCGGAGCAATCTCCTACACTTCCAAACTACCAGACTGTCCTCACCGGGACTTGGGCGGCATCCGGGGCCAACTACGTATTTACCGATACGGCGGGCGGGCAGAGTCGACCGGGCGTTCAGTGGCCAAGCATCTCTCTACTTGCTGGCTGGTATCAAATTGTCGTGGTTGTTGCCGCAATTAATGGTGCAACCCAAATCCGCTTGGATGGCGTTGGGGCAACTGACCAGCTACTGAGCGTCGGGACAAATACGCGCATCGTTAACGTCACCTCGACAAG